GAAGCTGGCTTTGCAGGCTGTTGCTGACTTTGTGGTCACGTACGTGTGGCCCTACCTGCAGCAGGCGTGGGAGGGTATTCAGGTTGGCGCGGCTGTGTTGTGGGAGTACATGCAGGCTGTGTGGACGGGTATTCAGTCGGCTGTCCAGGTGGTGGCTGATTGGATCGCTGCTTATGTCCTGCCTGTTATCACTGGCGTGTGGGATGGGATTGTCGCTGGCGCTAACCTGTTGTGGGCTGGGATCCAGATGTACTGGCAGTGGATTCAGTTGTGTGTACAGACGGTGGCTGATTGGTTCACCACATACGTCCTGCCGGTTATTCAGGCTGTGTGGGATGGGATTGTTTGGACTGCTCAGTCGCTGTGGCAGGGTGTTCAGACTGTCTGGTGGGGCATCCAAACGTCCGTGCTGACTGTGGTGGATTGGTTCACCGTGTATGTGCTGCCTGTGGTTCAGTCTGTGTGGGATGGCATTCAGACTGGTGCGAACAACTTGTGGTCGTGGATAACGTTCATTTGGAATGGTATTCAGTCTTCGATTAGCACGGTTGCTAACTGGATGTACTACTCGCTGTGGGGCACGATCACGAGTGTGACGGATGGTATCAAGTCGGCGTTCCAGTCTATGAGGGATTCTGTGGCGTCGATTTGGGAGTCCGTGAAGGGTGTGGTGGCTAAGCCCATCAACTTCATTATCAACACGGTGTACATGAGTGGTATTAAGAAGACGGCGGACTCGATGGCTGAGAAGCTGGGCCTGTCGCTTCGTCTTCCCTACATTGCTCCTATTGCTGAGTACGCGTCTGGTGGTGTCCTGCCTGGGTACACGCCCGGCAGGGATGTGTTCCATTTCTTCTCTCCTGATGGTGGTGGCGCGCTCGCCCTGTCTGGTGGGGAGGCTATCATGCGTCCTGAGTGGGTGCGTGCGGTGGGTGGGCCGGAGGCTGTGGCTCGCATGAATGCTGCTGCCCGATCAGGTGCGAGTATTCCTGGTGGGGATACGGGCGTGAAGTTCGCTGCCTTCGCTAATGGTGGTATCTGGGATGTTGCTCAGGGCGCGTGGGATTGGATTAAGGATGCGGCCGACACGATGGGCAAGATCATTGCTGACCCGGCCGGCGCGGTAGCGAAGTTCATTAAGGCTCCGGTCGACGCCATGATGTCCGGCCTGCCTGGAACGGGTATGGTTGCTGATTCCATGCGCGCCGTTCCCGACGTGTGGATCGACGGATTCGCAAGCTGGCTGAAGGGCAAGACGTCGAGTATGGGTGCGATGGGCATTGTGAATGCCGCGCGTAAGGCGATCGGCGTGCCCTACGTGTGGGGCGGAAGCTCCATCCCGCCGGGGTTGGACTGCTCCGGCCTCGTGTACTGGGCGGCGCATCAGATGGGCTCTAAGATTCCGCGTTTGACTGCTGCCGGCTACCAGTCGGGTTCTGGCGCTGGTAATGCGAACGTTCCGGGTAACCTGCTGTTCTGGGGTAATCCTGCTTGGCATGTGGCTATTGCTTCTGGTAGGGGCATGATGGTGGAGGCTCCGAAGCCGGGCGCGTTTGTGCGTGAGACGGGCATTTGGGGTTCTCCTACGGCTGGCACGTATAAGTTCGATGATGGTGGTTACATCCAGCCCGGGGTCACCACCGTGTTGAATAAGACGGGGCGTCCTGAGCCGGTGTTTACTGATGGGCAGTGGGATATTCTGCAGCGTCATACGCGCGCGCAGGCCTACCCAGAGACGTTGGTTGTTGTGGATGAGGATGGCCAGTTGGTTGGTCGTATGCGTGTGGAGGCTCATGGCGTGGTGAATGATGCGTTGTCTGCGGCGTCGAGGTCTCATGCTCGTGATCTGTTTGGTGTAGGTTTCTAACTTTTAGTGAGAGAGGATAGTGAGGATGTCTACTGTATGGTCTGCGTCTAGCGGCTACATGTTCATTGGTGTCGGCTTGGAGTGGTCGGGTGATCCTTCGAGTGGTTCGGTGACGGTTACGGCCACGGTTACTGCGTGCAGTGACGGGTATGGTCATAACTGGACGAACCGGTGGAGCTGGTGGGGCTACTACGGGTCCGGGTCGGAGTCGTTTAGCTTCTCCTCTGGCTATGGGCAGACGGTGTATAAGCAGCTGTCGCAGTGGAGTTTCACTGTGCCGTTGGAGTATGGCCGTGAGAAGACGGTGACTATCGGGGCGTCTTTGGGTCCGATCTGGAATGGTGGTAATCCGAGTGTGGAGAATTGGATTACTCTTCCTGCCCGCCCGGTGGAGCTTCCGAATGCGCCGACTAGTGTGAAGGCTAGTCGCGTGTCTGACCAGCAGATTAATATTGAGTGGGTTGCGCCTGCGTCTGGCGAGTCGAATCCTGTTGACTACTTTGTGGTTGAGCGTCGCCTTGATGAGTCTGATCAGTGGATGGTTGTTGCTCCTGTTAAGGATGCTGTGTCTTTCGCTGACATGGATGTCAAGGCTGGTCATAAGTATTCCTACCGTGTGAAGTCGGATAATGCGGCTGGCGGGTCGGAGTATGTGGAGGCTGAGCGTCCTGTGTTCACGACGCCTCCGGCCCCGGTGAATGTGCGCGCGGTGAAGGATGCTAGTGGCGACATTGTGGTGTCTTGGGAGAATAAGGCGCCTTATGTTCCTACCAGGTGGGAGGTGTATGACGGGGATAAGCTCGCTGCCTTGGTGACGTTGGATGTCGAGAAGTGCAGGTGGGAGCATTCCTCCCCGCGTCTTGATGTGACCCACCAGTACTGGGTTGTGTGCGTGGGTGGGGGCGTGTCTTCTCCTAAGTCTGAGCCGTCGAACACCGTGCAGCTCTTGGCGCGCCCGAATGCGCCTGAGCCCACCTCGGATGGCTTGTATTTCCCTGCTGATGAGCCTGTGACGCTTGGGTGGCGTTTTAACGCGACGGACTCTAGCCCGCAGATCCGCTTTAAGCTTGGGTACGCTCTTCGTCGGACGGGCGTGCAGGGTCCTGTGGTCGAGAAGGCCACTTCGAAGCAGGAGTGTACTGTTGGTGTTCTGCCGCAGGGCGTGTATGAGTATTGGGTGCAGACGTGGGGCCTGCATGCTGACCCGTCTCCCGTGTCACGCCGCGCCTTGTTCTACGTGGAGACCCGTCCTGTTATCTCTATCCAGTCACCTGGTCAGGTGGTGAAGACCTCGTTCACAGACGTGTCGTGGGCGTACTCGCTGATGGGTGGGCCTGTGCAGACGAAGGTCATTGTGGAGCTGTACCAGGGCGCGGATATGCTGGTTGAGACTCAGGTGGCGCGTGGCTCTCAGGCTAGTGTGCGCTTGAACACCTGCCTGAAGAATGGCATGTCATACCGGGTGAGTGTGACCGCTGTGAACGCTCACGGCGTGAAGTCGAAGACTGTGAGCCAGTTGTTCCAGGTGGAGTACGAGCAGCCGCCCACCCCGCGCGTCTACCCTGAGTGGGATGATGAGGTGGGGTGTGTGCGTGTGCGTGTGGTGAACCCTGCCCCTGAGGCTGGTAAGCCGTGTGCTGTGCGCAACAGGGTGGAGCGCAGTGATGATGGGCTGTCGTGGACGATTCTTACTGAGGATCTGCCTGTGTCTGGCATGATCGTTGATTACCAGTCGTCTAGTCATGGGAGTGTGTCCTACCGTGTGACGGCGACTTCTGATCTGCCGTCGTCGTCGACTACGGTGAAGAGTATTGATGTTGAATCGTGGGCGATGTGGCTTGGTGGCGGCCGGGACTTTAGTATGACTGTGCCGCTTCGGTGGGACCCGGTGCATTCGTGCAAGATGGGTTTGGCGCAGCGTAAGCTGCACCGGTTCGCTGGCCGTGAGCGGGCGGTGGAGATGAGTGGGAGTCACAGGGAGAAGACGTTGAGTTTGTCAGCTGTGTTGTTTGACGAGGATTTCCCGTTGATTCAGCGTCTTGAGGATTTGTCCTACCTGCCTGCCCCGTTTTTGTATCGTGATCCGATGGGTCGGCGCGTGTACTGTGCGGTCACGAGTTTGAGCGTGGATCGCGCGTTGTCCGGCAAGTGGGGTGTTAAAATTGAGGTAGAGGAGGTGGACCATGAGTAACCGGCTTGACCGCGTGGAAAACGCACTCGTGGAGCTGATCAGGGAGAAGTATCCGGAGGGTGCGCTGGTTGGCGCATGGACCGTCTCCTGCGAGGTCCTGACCACGGAGGCGGACGAGGACTCTCGCGCGCTGTGGTTCCTGGAGGGCCGGGGGTCGCTGATCACCCGTCGCGGCCTGATCGAGCTGTCTCGTGACGTACTCGCGCGGACGGTGAAGGAGACCGACGAGTGAGCGGCCTCGACACCCACCGGCAAGCGGACTACATGGTTACTCTCCTGGACATGGGTGATCGCGTGGTTCGTCGCCTCGACGGCGTGACCGGAGGAAACGTCACGCTCAGCAACTCCACGCGCCTGCGCGCTTCTGGGAGTTTGAACCTGACGGAGGCGTGTGGCCCGATTGACTGGATGACACAGCGCGTCCGTATAGAGTACACAGCTAATGGCGTGTCGTGGGGGTTGGGCGTGTTCCTGCTGTCTGCACCCACCCGGTCCTACAGTGAGGTGGGGTCGGGGTGGAGCGTGGACTTGTCTTCCCCACTGGCTGTGCCTGATGCTGACTGTGTGGATAGCACGTTCACGGTCAAGGCGGGCGCTAACCTGGTGGGTACGGCGGCGGATATCCTGTATGAGGCTGGGTTGGAGCGCCTGTCTGTTACCCCGTCTTCGGCTGTCGCGTCGTCGGA